AAGTTCGAGGGCAAAACCCCCGAACAGATCATGGCCCTGTTGAACCGGGTTCTGTAAAGAGCCTTTTTTGGCAACGCCGGGATGGCGTCGCTGGTCCCTTTGAAGGAGATTAATTATGGGTGCAACCACCTTGCCGTATGGCTCGCCGCAGGCTATCAAGCTGCAATCGGCCGGCCTCTTTGCTGCCAACATGCAGCGCAACACGACGATGAACCGCCTCACCGGCAAGTTCCCGACGCAAGCCGAGGCCGAGGCGACGATTCGCAAGCAATCCAGCAGCGAAATGCCCATCGTGCGCTGCATGGACTTGCAGAAAATGTCCGGCGACGAAATCACGTTCGACCTGATCAACCCAATGGGCGGCAAACCCATCATGGGCAGCCGCAACGCTGAGGGTCTTGGCCGCGCCATGAACTTCAGCCAGGACCGTCTGCGCATCAACCAGTCGCGCTACCCCATCAGTGCAGGCGACACGATGACGCAACAACGCACCAAGCACGAGCTGCGCAAGCTGGCCCGCGCTTTGGGTGAAAACTACATGAACCGCCTGGGCGATCAGTCCATTCTGACCCACCTGGCCGGTGCGCGCGGTTTTCACGACAACATCGAATGGGCTGTACCCAAAGCCAGTGACCCTGACTTTGCCGAAATCATGATCAACCCGGTCAAGGCGCCCACCAAGAACCGCCACTTCATGAGCACGGGTTCAGGCATCGAGTCGATCAAGGCTGCTGCCAACGAAATCACCATCGCCACGACCGATGTGATGAACGCTGACTTGGTGGATGCGCTGCGTACTCAGCTTGACAGCATGGCTGTTCCACCTCCGCCTGTTGTCTTTGAAGGCGACAAGATGGCCAGCGACTCGCCTTTGCGCGTGCTGTTGGTGTCGAGCGAGCAGTACACCGCGTTCCTGCAAAGCAACTCGGGCCAGTTCCGCACATTGCAAGCCAACGCGATGGCGCGCAGCCAGCAAGCCGGCAACAACCCGCTGTTCATGGGCGAAGCCGGTTTGTGGAACGGCATCCTGATTGTCAAGATGCCCAAGCCGATCCGCTTCTATGCTGGTGATTCGCTGCGCTGGTGCTCTAGCTTCACGTCCGAGACTGAAACCGCGACCGACTTGGTGCCTGCCGCCTTTGGTACTGGCTTCGCTGTGGACCGTGCGCTCCTTCTGGGTGGCCAGGCGCTGGCTGAAGCCTGGGGCAAGCACGCAAAGTCTGGCAATCCGTTCTTCTTCTCGGAGAAGGAGTTGGATCACGACGACAAGCTGGAAATCTTGCTGGGTGCGATCAATGGCCGATCGAAGATTCGTTTCGAGATTGACCACGGTGATGCCAAGCAGTTCACCGACTACGGCGTGATGGCGATTGACACCGCTGTGAAGCTGCAAGCCTAAAGGCATGAGTGGCCCTTGACCGGGCCGCTCGCTTAACCAAACTCACATTTTCAGGAGCCCATCATGGCGACTATCACGAAAAAGAAAGTGCTCAACCAAGCAACCTTTGGCGGCACCCCTTACGGCAACTCTACGGTGTTGCCCTTCAACCTGACCACCAACGCAGCCGGGGCCTTCATTGACTCGGATGTGGCAACCGGCATCGCTCTTGGTGATGTGGTGCGCCTGGGCGTGCTGCCTGCAGGTTTCCGCCTGCAAGACAGCAATGTCATTGTCTCGGATGCCTTCACCGCGGCTATGACCGGAAGTCTGGGCTTCCAGTACGTTGACGGCGTGGATTCCACCGTTGTGCCGCAAAGCGCCAACTACTTCGGCACCGGTTTGGTACTGAACGCTGTTGGCCGACTGCGCAACGCCACGACCAACGCTCCGGTGACGCTGCCCAAGGATGCCTATCTGATCCTGACCACGGCCGGCGCTGCTTCTGCATCCGTCGGTGTGGCCGACATCCTGATTGAAGGTGTGTTGACAGGCGCGCCGTAAAGCGTGACTGAACAAGCGGCAGGGCTCTCGGGCCTTGCCTGTTTCTCACTTTCAATCAAGGACTAGCATGAATCGCACGAACATCGCCCGCGTCGCCCACATGATCAACTTGGCCTACTGCGCCGCCCTGGGCGATGTGTCGCAAGCTACTTGGGAAAATGCTCCACAGTGGCAAAAAGACAGCGCATTGGCGGGCGTCGACATGCATCTTGCGAATCCTGATGCAACACCAGAAGCCTCTCATGAAAGCTGGTTGGCGCAAAAGATCAAAGATGGATGGAAATACGGACCAGAGAAGGACGCAGAAAAGAAACTGCACCCTTGTATCTGCGAATACGCAGAATTGCCCGTAGAGCAAAAGGCCAAAGATTACCTATTTCGTGCAGTGGTTCATGCACTGAAAGACGCGCCCAATGAAGCCCCTGCCGTCAAGCCCATCAAGGTAGGCGACAGCGGCAATGTGTCCATCAAGTATGTGGGCTCGCGCGCCGAGTACACCGATGGCACCTACGGCACCCGGATTACCTTCATCCGAGGTGAATCGCGCATGGTGCCACTGGACAAAGCCCGCCTGATGCTCAAGCACCCGGATGTATATGTCCCAGGCGAAGATGGCGCGGAAGTGGCGCATTGTGCCGATCCAAAAAATGAAGCGGACGATGTGCAGGATGTGCGCGACGCCATCGGCCTGATGGACAAAGACGCCTTGACCACCTACGTCAAGACGCATTTCAACATGGACATTGACAAGCGCAAGGGGATAGCCACGCTGCGCACCGAAGTTGTTGGCTTGGTGGACCGATTTGGAGTCCAATAAATGGACCTGGCCGCACTCATTGCGCAAGTCCGGGTTGACTCGGATGATTTGGAAGCCCCTTACTTTTCCAGCGATGCCAACATCACCGCATGGCTGAATGAGGCCGAGGCCGAAGCCTGCATCCGTTCGCTGCTGATCCACGACACCAGCACGCCAGCCGTTTGCACCATTGCCGTGACCGCTGGCGTCAGTGTTTACCCGCTTCACCCGGCCATCATCGAAGTCACCCGCGCAGGATTCACGCCGACCGGCACCGATACAGAGCAAGTGCTGTACCTGACCGATATCACCGAGCTCGATCGCATCTACCCATCCTGGCGCAAGTACACCGAGTTGCCAAAGTACGCCATCCAGAACGACACCACGATCCAGCTGGCATGCAAACCAAGCACAGACGGCACCCTGGCGCTGGAGTGCCACCGCCTTCCGCTGCTCAACATCGAAGATCAGACGACGGAATCTCCAGAAATTGGCCGCATTCACCATCGTCATCTTGTTCAGTGGGCGCTTCATCGCGCCTACAGCCGCCCGGATGCGGAGATTTTCAACCCGAACAAGTCTGCGACTGCGCTTGCTGAGTTCACGCGGGTGTTTGGCCTGCGGCCTGATGCGGATTACAGAAAGGCATCACAGGCCAATCGTCCACACGTCAATAAATCGGTGTGGTGATGGATCAGATCACCTCATTTCGCGGCCTGAACAACGTGATCGACCCGCTGCGTCTGGATTGGCGATCACTCGTTCAAGCAACCAACGTCAACATTACCGACACCGGGGCGATTGAAAAGCGTGACGGGTACGCACTGAGCCGTGCAGGTTCGTTTCAGTCTGCCTACAGCACCATTGACACCACCCGAGCCTATCTGGCCACAGCGACCGAGATTCAGGACTTCAACGGGGTGAATGTCGCTACTTTGACCAGCACCGCGCCGATGTACTGGTGCGAAGTCAATGAGAGCGTGTACTTTAACAACGGCGTTGACTCTGGCGTGATTGCACCAGACAACGCAGTGACTGCATGGCGTGGCGCACCAGTCTCCTACGGTGCGGGCTTCACTGGCGACGACGGCCAGAATCTCGGCGTGCTGTTCGACACCCTACCACTGGGCACTGATGTGATTCAGTTCTGGAAGGGCCGCATGTACGCCGCGCAGTACCTGGCCAGCGAGAACCATACCGTTATCTGGTTTTCTGAGCCCATGGGCTACCACCTCTGGAATCTAGATTCAAACTTCTTCATTGTTCCTGGCAAGGTCACGATGCTGGCCCCGCACGACGCAGCCCTGATCGTTGGCACCGATGCGTGCATCTACGCTTACAGCGGCGACAAGCTCGACCAGTTAGCTGAGTACGGGGTTGTTGCTGGCCAGCACTGGGACCGAGACGACCAACGCATTTTGTTCTGGACGACCCGTGGCCTGTGTGCCGCGCTGCCGTTCGTCAACATCACAGAGAAACAGATCAGCGTGGCACCGGGCGTTCGCGCCGGGGGCTGCCTTGTAAGGGCAGGGGGCCAAAAGCGGTTTGTTGTTTCGATCCAGCAAGGCGGGGAGGCTTTCAATGCGCGCTCGTAGCTCTTGCATGGTAGACGGCCTTGGCGGACATATATGCCTCGCTGGCAGCCTCTTGGGAGGAAAAACTCCCAAGGCTAATATGCTTTCCGGCGTAGTAGATGCCTGCCCTCCATTTCCCACGCTTGCGGCTTACCCCGAGGTATTCGGACGCAGAGTCTTTATGCCCGGAGCGCATGTTCTGGCTGTTTTCCGCCACGGTAACGTCGCGGAGGTTTTCGATTCTGTTGTCCCCCTTGGCTCCGTTGATATGGTCAACGACTCCAAACGGCCAGGTGCCGTAGGTGTGCAGCCACGCAAGTCGGTGCGCGAGGTAGTTATTCCCGACGACGCCAATATAAACGTACCCGGACGGCTTAACGGCCCCTGCGACATCGCCAGCGCGGGCCGTCGGGCAGGTGCTGACGCGCCGTATAAAAACGCCAGTTTCTGGGTTGTAGTCAAGCAGCTCGCGCAAACGCTCTGCGGTAAGATCGGTCTTAGCCATGATACGGTTCCTTCGTTGATTGGTCAGAGGCCCGCCCGTGTTATCAGCACCGGCGGGCTTCGCTATTTTATCACCCATGCCTGTTCTGGCGCTATGGGAATCACCAAATGCCTTCACCAAGCTGCGCTCGCTGCGGCTTCTGTCTGCATGCCTGCAAACCATCGCAGGCTTTCTAACCCTCTTGGGGCATTGACCCCCTTCAACGCTCTTTAAGGAGAAACCATCATGACCATCCGTCTGTCTACCGGCCTCGCCAATAACCTCGTTGGGCCTACGGGCCTCGCCGCTTCCTTTGCCGGGGGTGTCATTGACATCTACACCGGAAGTCAGCCCGCCACAGCAGATAGCGCAATCAGCGGCACGCGGCTCGGCAGGGTGTCCATTGCTTCGACAACCTATGTTGCTGAGACGCCGGCATCTGCCACCTTGACGCTGGCAGGCGCTTCAGGCTCGATAAATGTCGTAACCGTCGGAACTTTCAACATCATCCCGTTGGGCGCGGTGGCTTTCGTCACCGATCTGGCAACGACGGCTCAGGCCTTGGCCGATGCAATCGTTCGGAACGGTATTTACACGGCCACAGCCTCCGGCGCCGTGGTGACGATCAAAGCCCCGCCTGGCACGGGTGCCGCGCACAACGGTCTTGCTCTGGCTTATACCGCGACGACCATGACGGCCACCTCAAGCGGAAACGTCACCGGTGGCGTGGCAGCTACTGCCGGGCTGCAGTGGGGAACGCCGTCAGGCGGTACGGTGTCCAAGTCCGGTGTATGGAGTTTCAACGGAGAGGCTGCTGGTACGGCGGGCTGGTTCCGAATCAAGGCAAGCGCCGTAGACGCGGACGGCGCATCCACCACCGCTGTACGCCTTGACGGTTCGATTGCGGTCAGTGGCGCAGACATGAACCTTTCGAACACGAGCATCACCATCGGTGCTCCGACAACCATCGACTCAATGTCGGTCACGATGCCGAAATCCTAAGCACCGTGGAGCTAAATAGTGCATGCGGCATGAAGGGTGCGTTTTGCCTCAACATAGGCTGCATGCGCCTCTTCAGGCGTCGAAAACACACCTATATGAATAGGCTTCCGGTCCACCTTAATCTTTGACACCCACCTATCACCATGCTTGTAGACGCCTAAGAGTCCTGAAGAACAATTCTTGTTATGCAGACGCCTATTTTGCCCGTTGCCTGTGTTGGACACGTCCCTGAGATTGGCGATCCTGTTGTCAGCCCTGTTGCCGTTGATGTGGTCAACCTGATGAGTGGGCCAATTGCCGTAGAAGTGCAGCCAGGCGAGCCTCTGCGCAAGGTATTGGCAGTTATCTACAGATATTCTTATATACCCGTCGCGCTTGCATGGCGCGGGGGACGAGCCTATCGCAGACCTGCTTCCTGTGCTTTTGAGTCTGGTAAAAACGCCCGTGTCTGGGTCATACAAGAAGACGGCTTTGAGACGTTCTTGCGTCAACGTAGAATTGATGGTGCTCATGTCGCTTGTTCCTTAAAAACAATGATGTGGGAAGTGACGCGCAGGGCCTGCAAGCCTTGGGCGTTGCGCCATTTTACCCCGGGCGGTGCCTATGGAACATAAAATTGTTCTTGGAGGTGAGCAGTTTTTACCGTTTGCCCGCAGCCGCATCAAAGCGCTGCGGGCCACGGGACTCCCGTACGCCGACCAGTCTTTCGAGATCGACGGTGTGTCGATCAAAGTCCGTATCGAGCCTGGGCACGAGTACATTCGGCTGGAGGGCGGCGGCACGGTGTACATGGAGTCGGGACAGTTGGAGTGGACACTCCCAGGAGAATTTAACCCTGAGAAGTATGACCCGGCCAAATGGCACTTCCTTGACGTGCCGACAACCGATAAGTACCTTGGCTGGATTAACGCGCGGTACGGGCAGCATCTCGGGGAGCAAAAAAACAAACCCGCGCTGTCCGAAGGCATGGACTCGCAGGCCATCGGTTATCCTATCAATACCGGTTTGACAGCAGAGCAAATCGCTGATTTGAAGGCTGCTTACGGCGACAGAACGCTGCTAAAAAAACTTGTCGCAGCGATATTCCCACCCTCTCTTTTCTCAGGGAAGATGCGGCTGTTCATGCAGGCCAAATACGGGGCACTTGCTGAGAAAGATTACTCCCCGTTCACGGTTGATATCTTCGGCTTGTCTGGAGTGCTCTACTACATCGACCGTAGCGGCAACAGTCTGCAGTTTGGCCTGTGGGCACACGCTTCACCAGGGATATACACCTCGCCTGAAGGAAACTACTGGCTTATCAATTTCAGGTCAGGCGGGACTGGTGAGTTTGTGGCCACAGCATACCCGATCAAGCTGGCTGCCGAGGCGGCGGGGCTGCGCAAAAGGCTAAATTCCACAGCCGCATCTGAGCTTGAGCGAACCCAATGCGAAGCCTACATCCTGGCCGGGGCCGACATCGACCTCTCGGCGGGTCAATTCATTGGAACTGTAACAGGTGCCGAAGGGTTCGCCATCAGATACGGATGGAAGTTCAGCCGATCTGGGTCCAAAGCGTCTATTGCCCTCATCCAGGCATTCGACAACGGTAGCGGGTACGACAAGTATTACAAGGCGCGAACCGTTCACTGCAGTATCACTAGCACGACTGACGAGGCGGGGATAACCAACCTATTGATGACTAGCACCGTCGAACAGCACGGGGACTGGAACTATGACGCTTGGGCAGAGTACAACATATTTGTCCCAGAGAGCGAAGAACTTATCGGGCCTCTTTTCTGCATATCCCGCGAACAACCCTCTGCAATGCGCGCGGAGTTTAATTTTTCTGACGTCGCCATCTACGGTTATTACGTCGGGGAGACTTGGACTCCCGTCAAGATAGGCAGAACGATCCCTCCCGGGCCTTGGCCAAAGTTTAGGAATAAGTTCGGAGATGGCTTTCATTCCTCTACGCCCGCGTCTGAACTAGCGGCGTTGTCCAACGCATACCAGTACGGCGTAGTGCTTGGTGGATCGACGTTCCTTTATGAGCAGCATTCCATCTATTCCGCGAGAACAATGAATCTCTCTGTTGGGGACATCAGCTTCGTCGGTGTGTCAGAGTATGGAGACCACAGCTATTTCACTCGTTTTGGGGAAGGTGTGCTGACTGCAAACACGGTAGGATTCCCGGCTGCAGCCCTCAATGGTGCCCCACCAGCGTATAACCCGCCAGAGTACCCCGCTGGAGGGATAACCGGGCTTTTCGATGGGGGCGTGGCCAACATGCACGTCGGCAACATAACAATGGAAATGCGCTCGTACATCGGATCAATAAATGATGTGTGGGCACTTGTTATCCCTGGTCAAGACAGCGAGGCAGCGATTGTGGCTAGCTTCCATTACTCGTCAGTAAACACGCTCACCCTGCAGCGATCAACCGGGAACGGGGTCACGCATTTTTCAGGCCAGACTGTAAACGGCGGCATACCAGACATTAATGGGGTGTACCCTTCGCCAGCGGTCGTGTATTCGTTTGCGCCATGGGTGGGTGCAAATTCTATGGGTCCTTGGTATGGTGTGGCAGAAGACCTCGTTGCAACCACAGTGACAGAATCTATCCCGCCAGGTCAATATCACGTCAACTGTTTTAGCCCATCGGTTCCAGGAGCAGAAGGCGTTCCGAGCGGGAGCTACTACACGCTGTTTAATGTCGATAGCGGAAACCCGTACTACAACGGGATCATGTACTTTTTAAACAGCTACGGCGGGAGGTATGCAGCGTCTGAGCACACGTCCTCCCCAATCTCCGTCAACTATCAGCGCCCGTTCGTCGGCTGGGCATAGGAAAACATCATGGACGCGCATAGATATTGGAGACTACGTGTAACCGCAAACTGGGGACAGGCTGCGTTAACGACCATTGGCGGGATCGAGCTTAGGCCTACCGTCGGAGGCGCAAACCAGGCCTACGCTGGAAATGGGACGGCAAGCTCCACGAGCATCTACAGCGGGCACGTTGCAGCTAACGCCTTTGATGGGAATACGGCAACAGTTTGGGCGACGGATTATTGGGTCGGTTCGAGCGTCAGCGGCGCGTGGCTACAGTGGGACTTTGGGGCCGCGAACGAGCGGGAGGTGGCCCAGATCGCTATCAATTTAAGCCCGGGGTCGGCGGGATTTAGCGTAAATTCGTTTCTACGAAGCTGCGTCATAGAGTGCTCAGACAATGGGTCCACCTGGAGTACACGTCAGACGATTACCGACATTACGCAGTTGGCCGGTACTTACCTGTACAGTGTGCCCATCTACGTGCCATCCGAGGCGCTAGTCACTCTGCCCCGACTATTGCTGGGCATAGTCACAGGAAGTGTTGTAAGGTCAACGCTACCTGTCATATCTGTATCGGCCTTCTCGGGTGGAGAAGGGGGTGTTCATCTGCCTTCCCTCTCGACCTACGCCACGGCCCACGACAGCACTGGGGACCGAGCAGCAGACATCACGCTGCCCAGCCTCACAGTAGCCATCCGAACCGGTGCCAACGCAGCTGCCTCGCTGCCCAAGCTGTCATCAGTCGCAACAGGCACAGTCACCAACTTGGCAGACGCTAACCTTAGCCTACCGAGTCTGACGGCCGCAGCCAGTGCGACCGTTGCTGGAATGGCCAGCGCAGCCATCAGCTTGCCTTCGATGGGCGGCAGCAGCTACGCCGGAGCGCTGTGCAGCGTCACCATTGGCAGCTTCACGACACAGGCCACCGGCACCACGGGCAGCCTGGGGCGCGCGCAAGTCACGCTTCCGCTGTTCGAGGCCACAGCCATCGCCACAGCGCAGAACCGGGGCTCTGCGGCCATTGTTCTGCCGAGTATGCAGATGGGCGCTACGGTGCGCGCGGCACTGATCCTGCCAAGCCTGCAACTCACAGCCATCGGGACGGCGGTCGTCACGGCGACCTACGAAGCCTACGCGGTGAACCTGAAGCACAGCGACCCGAACGCGAACGACGAAGCCACGCGGTACACGAACTACCCGTTTACCCATGTTGTGCGCTACCAAGGCAGCTACTACGGGGCAAACAGCACCGGCTTGTACCTGCTGGAGGGCACCACGGATGCAGGAACAGCCATTCCGTGGGAGGTCAAGACCGCGATTACCGACTTCAAGAGCCCCATGAAGAAGGTTCCCGAGGCCGCTTACTTCAGCGGTCGATTTGGGCCGAACTCCACGATTCGCCTGCACGTTGGCGAAAAAACACCGATCACCTACGCTTTTTCCACGCCACGCGGACAACTGGCGCAGAACCACCGACAGAAGTTCGGAAAGGGCAAGGAATGCCAGTCGCGCTACTACGCCTTGAGCGCATCTGGCACGGGCGAGGCTGACATTGACGGCATTGAACCCGTCTTTCACAACACGACACGGAGAATTTGACTATGACCGCAGCCGCAACCCTTATTCAAGATGGCCGAGCCTATGCAAACAGCCAATTGCAAGATGCAGATGCCGCCATGGCTGACGCGATTAATGCAGTGAGCCAGATTGGGTACTACCAAGTCGCCTTCAGTCCTTTGCCGCTTCCTGCTGCGCCAAACGACAATCTGAACCTGACAATTCCGGCAATGACAGGCGTAACGCTGGACTTGCCTAGTGCGCCCGCTTCGACGCTGTTGTTCCAGGACATTCCCAGTATTGATGCTGGAACCGCGCCTGTCTTTTCAGCCACCGCGCCGACATTTACACCTCCAAACCAGCCGTCGCAACTGGCACAGTTTTCCTCTTCCGTGCCGGTGATTAACCTGGCGGTTGGTTTTCCGGATGCGCCTGACCTGATCCAGCCAACCGCACCGACTTTCGATGAGCACGATGTACCAGTGAAGCCGACAACCGTTCTTCCATCGTTCAACGGTGTACGACCGGCTGACCTGGCTTCGGCGCCGGCTGACCTGCAAACGGAAATGGACAAGGCCTACCGCAGCGCGGCACCGCAGTTCATTGCCATGGCGACCGGCTATGTAGACGCTGAACTGGTCAAGATCAACCCGCAATACCATGCCCAGCTCGCAGCCATCGAAGGCCAGTTGACCAAGTACCTTGCAGGCGGAACTGGCCTGAAGCCTGAAATCGAGGAGGCCATATACAACCGTGCTCGTGCACGCAACGACGCCGAAGCCAAGAAGGTACAGGACGCGGTGTTTGCTGACACGGCGGCGCGTGGCTTCACGATTCCAGGGGGCGCGATGGTGTCGGCACTGGCGCGCGCGCGACAAGACGCTGCCAACAACGCCAATAAGACCAGCAACGAGATTGCCATTGCGCAGGCCGAGATGGAGCAGAAGAACCTGCAGTTTGCCGTCACGACGAGCGCAGGGCTGCGCACGGCGGCGATCAACGCGGCACTGAGCTACCTAAATAGTGTGGTGGCATTGAATGGGCAAGCATCGGCCTACGCATCAAGCGTGGTCAATGCGCTGGTTGAAACCTACAACGCCACGGTCCGCGCCTACACCGCCAAGCTGGAAGGCTACAAGGCAGATGTGCAAGTGTTCCAGTCACTTCTGCAAGCGGCACTCACTGGCGTCGAGGTGTACAAGGCCGAGATTCAAGCGCTGCAAGCCTTGACGCAGGTAGATCAAGCCAAAGTGAACGTGTACCGAGCCCGTATCGATGTGCTCACCGCCATGAGCGGCATGTACAAAACCCAAGTGGACGCAGCAGTCAGCAAAGCCTCGCTGGAGCGGCTGAAGATCGATGTGTTTCAGGCACAGGTGCAAGCCTACGGAGCCCAGGTAAGCGCCAAAAACGCCGAATGGCAGGGCTACACCGCGCAACTGTCTGGCAACGAGGCTCAAGCCCGCATGTTTGGCGCGCAGGCACAGGCCTTCAGTTCAGAGGTGGCCGGGTACAAGGCTGGCATCGAGGCAAAATCCATTGCTGTTCAGGCTGCTGCAACGACCAACGACGCCCGC